ATATACAGTAAATCTACCTGATAAAGTACCTACTTTCTCAATACCCATGTTATATTGGTCTTGGTCTGGAGAAGCGTTTGATACGTGGAAGTATTCCAAGTCGTCAAAAATTGCAGAAATTTCAGAAGAACAAACAATCCAGTTAGCCCCACCTCTTAATGTAGATTTGTGGATTTGAGCTGAAATTTGGTTAATCGCAGTGATTAATGTTTGGTTCCAATCTTTTTGAGTATATGGAGCTTGACCAGCTGTGAATCTTTTCCAACCGTTGTAATCCCATCTTAATGTCCAAGAAGCTGCAGCTCTTAAGTCTTTCAAGATTTCTCTATCAATCTCAGCAGCAATTTCTTCAGATAATAAAGCTGTTAATTCAGCTTCAGCATCAATGTTATGGAATGCAGAAACGTCTTGTGCAAGTTCTGGAGACCAAGTAGCTCTTAATTTTCTTTCAGTTACAGAAACAGTAACAGAGTCTAAATCAAAAGAAACTTCACCTAATTCTGATTCGAATTCAAGGTCTTTATAGATTCTATAAGTAGCGTTGAATGCACCTGCTGCTAAATCAGCAACTGTGATTCTAGACCCTGTATAACCATCAACAGAAGTACAAGATATACATGCTGGACATGATAAATCAAGTTCGATGTACATTTTGTTTTCTTGGTCACAAATGTTAAAGTAATCTCCTCCTGGCCAGTGACTAGTAGAAGTTGTACCGTAATCAACAATACCTTTACCGTACTTTTGAGTTACAAGTCTAAATGGAATATGTGTAGTTGTTGAAGCTACTACAGTTGTTCCTGAGTCCCCACAACACATAATATTACCCATACCCGATTGTGTAATGTATAAAGAAGAAAGGAATTCTTCAGTATCCATTTCATTACCGTTTGGTCCTAATAATTGACCAGCTCCAGCATTTTGGAAACCTTCTAAAGCAAATAATGCACTTCTAACACCCGTTTGAGTACCAGTACATAATGTAGCTCCTGTAAGTGTACTAGTTGCAAGTGAACCAGCTTTAACTAAAGCTCCACCTGACCAGTATACTGGATGCATTGCTAAAGTTAATGCAGAATATGCACCTTTAGACGCGTCCCATAAACCACCACCTTCTCTATCTTCATAAAATTGGTCGTAAAGGTTAATGTTGTTGTAAGTAGTAGTAGCGTTTGTAAAACCACCTCCAACTGGGTTGGAATGGCCTTCCATACCTGTAATAGGCGTGTTACTTACTCTATTTGAAATTTTAGGTACAAAGTAAAATAACTTACCGATTGGTAAATTCATAGCTTGTACAGAAACGATATCGTTTGCCAATAACTTAGAGAATACTCTTCTAATGATTGGAAAAACCACAGTTTCGAATGAACCTGAAGAATTTGAGGACGTTGCCTCGTTTATTAAGTGTGTAGCTTGGTTTTCATATAACTGAGCGATGTTTTCTCTCCCATGTCCTTTCAGACCTCCAAGAAATCCAAGTTTATCCCACTTTGTGATGGTATCTTCACGGATAACTTTAAGGTGTTTTAACCCTATGTTTCCTACCATACCTGATTCTAATAATGCTCCCATTTTTAATATTTTTTTATTTGAGTTTATTTAATTGTTATATCTTACGCATCATGTCTTTGATTCGACTTATTTGAGGGCTTTCATACACTTTACTCTCAATAAGGTTTGTTGAACCCTTCGATGGTGCCTTAGTTATTCTTTTTTTAACAGATTCAGTAATACTCCTAGTCTTTCTAGTGAATTCTGAATTTAATTGTTTAAAAAGGTTTTTACTTTCATTTAAAGTTTCGACATCGTCAAATCTTCTCATAATGTTGATTTTCTCTTCTTTTGAAGTTGTATGTTCAGTAAAAAGTTTTGTTGCATAAGCTAAGTTTGTATTGAAAACTGCAACTTCTTGAATTTTTGTTCTAAATTCATTTAGTGCACTTTTAAATTCTTTTGACTTCGCTTTCACACTTTTATTCTCACTCATTAACTTTTCGATTAAAGAATCTTGAGTTTTTGCGTGTTTTAAAAGTTTTTGGTACCTCTTTTTTGATTCAGTTAGTTTTGACGTTGGTTTAGTCCCTTCGTTGAAAGTTAGGTTTCTATTGTTGGTAAAGCCTTTTCTGTGACCTCTACCACTTTTAGAACCAAAACCGTAAGTACGAGAAGCTTCGTTAGCTTCGACTTCGTTTTTAGAATCTCTTGAACCCCATTTACCTAAAGAGTCACCTCTTCTTCCTTTATAGGATTGTTTTTTACCAGATTCTTTACCACGAGTCATACCTAATCTTTCGTCTTCCGTATCGTCATAGCCTTGTTCATCTTCTTTCATGTCAGTTTCGTAAGTCTTGTAGTGTCCTCCTTTAACTCCGGCTTTCTTTTCCACACCACCTACATCCTTACGTTTGTATTCGTGTTTGTTTTCACCCCAAGTTTCATCTAGGTCTTCCTCCAACTCGTCATCCCCTAACTCAATTTCATAAAGAGTGTCGTCATCTTCATCCATATCTTCATCATATTCTGTCATTTCGTCAGTTTCTTTTAATGAATTAGATAGTGTGTTTTCTAATGATTCACCTAATTCGACTTTATACTCAGCTCCGGTTTCTTCGTCTTTGATTTCTACAACATCATCGTCCTGAGTAACGATAATACCATCTTCACTACCCATAAGTTTAAAAACTTTGAGTACTTCATCATCTGACGCACCGCGTAAGTCTAGAGGTTCTTGGTCTACATCTTCGTCTTCGAAGTCTTCTTCTGTGTCTACAGGAACGGGAGCAAAGTCCAATTCCTCTTCTTCTGAGTCCTCTATGTAATCTTCAATCTCTTCCTGTTCCGAAAGGGATTCTTTTACTAATTCTTCAATTTCTTCCTTCATAGTTGAAGCAAGTATTTCTTTTGCATTGGATTTAACAGCGTCCTCAAGGGCTTGCGCCTCAAGAAGAGCTTCTTCTAAAATAGATTTTTTAGTCATTTTTTGATTATTAATTTAGATTGTTTATTTGTATATAAATATGCAGGAACTAAAGAAAAGCTAAGGTAATATTAGTAGGAACCACTATAAAGCAATAGTTTAACTTAGGTAGCTATTTAATTTTTTCATTAAATCTAGTGAACCCTCTAAAGAATCACTTGTGCTAGGTAGATTTTTTTGTTTCTCCTCCTCTAAAGATTCTTCGTAGTTCTCTCTTTCATTTACATCATTAAATAGGTAAGCACCAGGAGTAGATGGAGACGAAACTAAATCAAAACAAATTAATTCAAAGTCTTCCTGTACTATATTTTGATTACCCTTTTGTTTAATAGACCCAACACCTCTAGAAGAAATTCCTAAAGTTACACCGTGTCTTAATAAGTTTGCTGCGATATCACCAACACATGAAATTGTGCCAGTTCTGTGAAATCCTGGAGAAGTCAATATCTCCAATTTACCCATTAGTATATCACCCTCCCAAAAAGTTTCTACTATTCGGTGGGAACTTCTTTCTAGGTCTACTAATGATGATTCTGGATGGTTTAATTCGGATAAGGCTCTACCTTGACCTATTAGTGTTTGGTATTTGTCTACTTCTCTCTGTAGGATATCTCTAGGGTAAACTCTACCATTTCTATTTTCTACCCCTGCTTTTTGTAAAACAGCATACATCATAATATTGTCTTCACTCTTACTAGCGATTTCTTTAATGATGTGTTTGTTGGTTTTGGCGGAGATATGACCAGCGTCATACTCTACTAATATCCCCGTACCAAGTTCCCCAGATTTCAATAACTTCATAATATTCTTTTATTATAAATATTAATAGATTATATAAATTCTATGTTATGATTTAGTTGGGTAGAAATTAAAGTGTTTATACGGTTTAAAAACATTTTTTATGAGTCCGTTGAATATTCCCTCCACTGAAGTTTTCAAGTTTTCTGACTTAAATTTAATTCCGGGTTTAACAAATAAAGTTAATTCACAATTAAGGAAACTTCTTTTTTTAACTTTTATTCCACTAGCCCTAATATCTAAGTCTATTATGGATTTTTCGTCTTTGAATATCCCCTTGTCTACTTGTTGGTACAATTCTAACCTAACCTCACGTCTTAGGTCCTTAATTACCTTTAACCAATTATCTTCATCTTCGTGTGGTTCTGCCCAACAAGATAGTGTAATGTATGTAGATTTAAAATTTTTATTATCTACGGTTCCGTATTGTGTTTTATAGAGATTATCTATATCTAATTTTATTTTTTTTCCGAATTTCATATACAAAATATAATAAATAATAACTTGTAAGTCAAAAAAGAATGTTTAATGTTCTATATTTCTTCGTCCGAATAGTCGTATTCGTGAGTTATTGTAGTGTGAGATGGAGCTTCTTCTTCTACTTCTTCTGAAACCTCTTCACCGTGAGGTGAAAAATTCTCAGCAGCTGTAAACCCAAGTCCAGCCATTACAATCCATTGTAAAGATTCAAATAATTTAGTGTCTACGGTAAAGTCCCAAAATAAATTTGCGGTGTAACCAATCAACATAAATAAAAGACATATAAAAGTTACGGTTCTTTTACTAGAGATTTTACTCCCACTACTTAACATGTTTTTTAAGAAATTCATAATGTTATTTAATTAAAGATTTATTTAGATTCTCTATCTTGAGAATTGAGGATGCGTTTATATCTGAATTGGATATACTTTCACATACTTCTTGAATTTTGTTTTTCATCTGGTTGTCAGAAGAATCTTCTTTTAGAGATTTTAATTTGTCTAGTGTAGACTCTTTTAAATCAACTACTTGTTTTTCTAATTCATCTTTATCTAAAGATAATAACTTTTTTAATTTGGACCTGTCGTCCTCACTTAAAGAAGAATACTTCTCATTAAATTTTCTAGTAACAAGATTACTTAGTAAAGATGTAGATGTTACGGTCTTATTGGTTTTCTCTTTTGTTCCCGGCCTAGTTAAATGTTCCAACAACTCACGTCTATTAAGTAAGTTCTTTTCTATAGACTTAACCGACTCATTAAAAATTAAACTGTCTAGTTTAGAATATATTTTATTTTCAATAAGTTTATTATTGATGTTATTAGGTATTACTAATTTACTCTTCTTGTTTTTTAAAGTTTTAATTACTTCATCTAGATAAGATTCAGCTAATTTTTTATCGTTAAATTTTTTATTTTCTATTTCACCGTATAGTACAAAAAATTCTCTTGATTCTTTATTTTCTTTTAACTGTGACATAACACCATGAAAGGTTTTTTTAAAGTTTTCCTTTTTAGCGTAGTTGTTTACCAGAGTGTTTGTGATTGAGTGTTTGTATTTTCCGAACATATTGTTATTTTAACAATAAATATCTAGTCTTTTAATAAACTATCTAATTTTTCGGTAACCTCCTTAAGTTCTTTATTTCCTCTACCTAACATGACTGTATTGTTGTTGGCTAATTTTTCTAAAATTAAAGGTAATTTAGATTCACCTATAGATGACAATTCTAAGTCTCCAGCGTCACCAGTAGGTGCTTCCGTGTCACCACCACCAATATCAGTAGGAGGTAATGAAATTTCTCCTCCAGCGTCATCAGCTTGGTCTTCCGGTGTTTCATCACCTGATAAGGCTTCTTCCTCCCCATATAACTTATCAATATTAGTGAATATTCCAGTTTTCTTAATTATAGTAGCTGTCTGATTTAATTCCTCACCAATTGCTTTTTCCATACGTTGTTGTTGTAGGTCTAATTTTATTTCTTCATCTGAAAATCCTAAAATATTCTTTTTAGCCCATGTAGAAGAAACTGGTAAAATACCACTACCCGCATCTGTGGTAGCATCTCTATATAATGTTATTTTTTCTTTCCATTGCTCAATCTTTAATAGTTCTGATTGTGTCGATGGGTTTGTCAATCCTAATGTAAAGTTACCTAATTCGTCTTCAAATCCAAGAACGTATAAATGAATAATAGCAATCTTATTTAATTCCTGAATCATAGATTTTTGAATTCTATTTATAGTTCTTGCAAATCTAATATCTTGAAGAGCTAGATTTTTACCCTCACCTACGGTATCCTCAAAACCTAAAAAGGCTTTTGGTATTCTTAATGCTGCAAATAGTTTCTTTTGTATGTATTCAATATCTGCAATTTCACTAAGATTTTGAGCTCCCGGTAATGTATCTATCGGATTTGGAGCGTTAGGGTCTCTAACTGGTATAAAGTAATCTTGGTCCACAGCCATTTGATTATATCGTAAATCTACATTACCTGTATTGTTATCCACTATTTGGTCTCTCTTAAAGTTATTTGCAATTCTCTGTACGTAAGCTTCCACATCCTTATCGTCCATGTTACCCACATAAACTTTAAATACTCTTCTTTCTGGTGCTCTGGAAGTTCTATATATTAACATCGCATCTTCTGACAATAACAATTGTTTCCAGATACGTCTACATTTTTCTAGTTGGGATGTTCCATATGGTAATCTTCTATCATCAGATAAAAGTCTAAAGTGTGCTATCTCCCAAGTATTAAATTCCATGTCTTTATTTTTCCATGTAAATTTAACAGCTGAGTCATCATCCTCTTTATTGGCAGTATTTAAATCCATTCCTCTCTCTACACGGTCAACCTCAATATTAGGTAATTGATTTACGCCCACAATTCCTCTTTTAGGGTCTATTTTAAGATAAACAAAATTATCACCGTATTTACACGTATTTCTAACCCACATAGGTAGATTAGTTTGTATATCCATAATGTTATTGAATAGGTCAGCTAGAATACTCTTTATCCTATTAGACTCAGAATATATAGTTAACATGTGTCCTTTTTCGGAAAGAGTAGTCCCTTCTTCAGAATAAATGTCTAAGGCTGCTGAAATTTCTGGAGTAAATTCCATAGATTCGTAGTCGTAATACGCAGCTAATCTTGTAGGTTCATAATAAACCGCTTGAGAATATAACTGGGATTCTACTTTCTTCCATTGATTGGTTAGGTAGTTTGTTTGTTGTGCCTGTAATTTTGCGGTATCAAACTCTTGTTTGTTACTAGTCCTTAATAATTCTTGTGAATTAAAATTATAGGTTGGAGTGTCTGGTCTGTTTGAGTCACCTCCTACACCACCAAATAAAGTTCCTAGTCTTTGATATATTGTTAATTTTTCTGCCATACTATTTAAATCTAATAATTAATATTATTTTGTAAACTACTAAACAACATAATCACACTCTACATACGCTCCACCTACAGGTGTAACTAAACAAGAGTCTTTGTCTATTATTGTTCCACCATCTACATAAGTTACACACTCGTCAACAGTGATAGGTATAGCTGATGATGGGTAAATTGAGTCGCAGTTGTTAGTTAAAAGTACACAACATTCTTTATCAGGTATAGCTTTTCTTTCAAATATTCTATTTGGTGATTTATCATATAAATCAGGTTCAAAAGGTGTCCAGGCATAGACTGTTTGGTACAAAGCTCGTCTAAGTAATTTACCCGACTTGTTTCTTCGACCTGGTGGGTGTGACCCCCATCTTTTTCTACTTGGATATCCTGGTAATGCCATATAACTTTTTTATATTATTTTAGTCCGCTGAATAACCATAAATAGTCCTTCGCATCTTTTTGTGGGTCTCCAGATAATGAATTTCGTGGTTGATGTCTTAGATGTGCGGGTTCCATTAAAGGTTTATCCTCACTATTACCACCTTCACCGTCTCTAACAATCCAACTATCTAACATTGCCTTAGCTTGATTTACGTTTTTTCTTAGGTTTGCGAAAGAATTTTGTGCTACATATAATGCCATTGCTATTGCCATAATTAAATCGTCATGGTGTCCTCTCATGTGGTCTGGTCTTCCATTTATATAAACAAATGTTTTTAACTCATTAATTAATCTACTAGAACGTACTTTAAATCCTGTTCTTAATTGTTCTTCTAACGCTTGAACTATTTGTGCTCTTTTATTGTTAAAATTAATTCCTGGTGTTTTTTCTGTTGCTTGGGGTGTGTACCTCCAGGTCTCTTCACTTTTAACGCCGTCATAGTAAAAATCTTTATGACCTAATTCTAAAAGTTTTCTTGAGGTAGAAACACCCATACCTCCGGTAATATCTACAACAATAAAACAATTATATTTTTCAGCCCACTTAATCGCTAATTCCGCTGCAATGTCTGGCGGGACCTTTCCAAGATATTCCAAGACCTGCTCTCTTTCATCAAAATCCATAATTGTAAAACCAGTAGAATCTTCACTATCACCACGAGATACGTCAATACCCATAATGTATTTATGTCCCTCAACAGGCTCTTTCCATACCCATAATTCATTACCTACCCATTTTTCAACTGGTTCCCTCACTTCTTTTTCTATTGTCGCTATTGTGTCGGAAGGTATTACGTTATCTCCAGAACCTAAAAATGCACACCCCAATTCCTGTGAAATCTTACGTCTGTCAAACTTAAGTTTCTTACACATTTGTTCATACCAATCAGAATATGGAGTATACCCTTCAGATTCCAACCTACTATACTCATCAACAGGAACATTTTCTAAAATCTCAACATCTAGATATTCGTCTCTATTTAAGAAATAATGTGTAATGTCCTTCTCTATCTTTATCCACTTTAATTCTTTAGTAAATCTTGGGTCATTAAACCATTTTAATCTACTTATTTTAAATTCGTTTAATCCCCTAATACTTTGGTCGTATATTTCATAATAAATTCTGTCGAACCCGTTTGGTGTGGAGATTACAATAACTTGTCCACCTGTGGACAGTGATGCCATACATGCCGCCCATAAATCAGCACCAGCTTCTATATATGCTGCTTCATCAAATATTAGTATTGTGGGTGTATACCCTCTTAGTGCATCCACAGATGTTGCCACCGCTTTTACCTCGGACCCGTTAGTTAATCTATAATGTCTTTGTGAGTTCTTATCTTTATCGAACCCCACATGAATCCAATCTGGCCACTGCCTTAAGAAGTTCTTAATTTTGTTAGCCATTTCTGTAGCTGTATCTAACTTATTTGCAAGTATTAGAATTTTTTCTGGTTTTTCAGCAGAGGCAAATTGTAATTTTTTAGAAATCCATGCGGATGTTGCGGTGGAGACACCGGCTTGTCTGTACTTAAGTACTATATTTTCATTATAATCCTCAAAATCTTTAACCATTTGAGTCTGTTCACGAAATAATTGGAAGGGAACATGTTTATTTTGAGTATTGTCGTAAGTTTCTAAATACGTCGCAAGGGCATATTCAGTATCTTTATGACACTTCACATATTCTTTTACTAACTCTTGTTTATTCATATATTATAAATATACGAAAACTTAGAGTAAGAATTATTTATCGTGATTGAGATTGTAAGAAATCTTTCTCCTGTTTAGTAAGAGCGTCCATTCCTTGTGAAAATATTTTATCTAGAACAGAGTCCATGTCCAACTCTACAGACGGACTGTCCGTTGTGGGTGGTAATAGGTTGTTTAATTGGTCCATCGTACCTTCAAAACCTGGTATGTCTTGTGTAGGTCCATCTACCGATTCCTCACTTTCATAACCACCATCAGATTGACTATCCTCATAGTTTTGATTTTTCATTTCTTCAATAATTCCTTTGACGATATCTCTAAGTCCTTCCTTACCTTCTTCATTACCAGCTAAGATATCTTTAGACAACCTAAATAACTCTTTTGCGTCCATCCTAGCAAATTCACTAAATAGGTAATTTTGTATCTCTAACTTATCATCCTGCATTAACTCATAAGGGTAAGCTTCTCTAAATTTTTCCCATATTACAGGTCCTAATCTTAGGTCCCAAATTTCAGCAACTAAAGTATCTTCCGAATCCATCACCATTTGTGCTTGTCTAGGGTCGTCAGGTAAACCTTGTGTGGCTAGTACCTCCATAACCCCTTTTATTAGTTCATGTACCAAAACTGGGAAAGTTATCCCACGTGCTATAACTGTAGGTGGGTCCGTATCTGGGTCCACCTCTTCTTTACCAGCCATACCTTGCCCACTTTGTGCCATCATCATAGTTGTTTCATCAGGCATAATCCAATAAACCAAATCGTTAACTGACATCATTATACCGTATAAGTTAATTAAATCGTTATCTATAGAATTTAAATCTTCTTCGACTAAATGAAACATATAATGACCTTTTTTAGAGGCTCCTTGTATTAATTGGTTTAGGAACCTTCTTTTTTGTTTTTCTATGTCAAAATCTTCAAACTCTTCAGCAGCTTCTTCCTCAGCGTTTTGTTGTTGCTGTTGTTGTTGTTCACCACCTGGATTCATCCCACTCATATCTATTTCTCCCATTCCAACAATTTTAGCGTCAAATTGTAAAACGTCATCAGGAAGTGCAAATTGTTCTTTTACAATGTTTACAGCTAACTCCTCTAATTTTTCTTTATGTTGACCTTCTATTTGAAATATTCTTTGTACAGCACCCATTAACATTTGTTGTAATTGCATAAAACTGTTCGGGGTTACATTCTCTACACCAGTATATCTTTTAACTGTTTGTACAACGTCTTTAAACCTTTGTGATGAAATCAATTCTTCAAACGTATTTACCACACCTTCTTCTGGTACTTCAGGAAACGCCTCACTTCCAGCTCCTGGAAAGTCACCAGTTTCTATTTTATTTTGTAGTGTAGGGTCCATTCTTTCTGGATTATCACCATAATCTATAGGTGGGGCCTCCTGTAACTGAGACTTAATCTCAACCAACTGACTCTTACTAATTAATATTTCTTTTTTTTTCATACCTAACTTAATTGTTCGTTACTTCATCAACGTCTTTAATAAAGATATTGTCAAAAGCTAACCAAGAAGGCATTTGTGTTTCCACATCCTGTGATTTGGCTTTTGGTTTTGGTTTATGTTTTGGTTGATATGGGGACTTTCTACCCGGTTTTCTACCTGGGGTTGTCTTTGGTTTTGTAGGTGCTATCGTAGGTGTTGGTTCGGTCATTTGTTCGTCTATATCCAAAGTTTTAGGGTATCCCTTTTCACCTTTTTTTGCAGGTCTTTCACCACGTTTTCTTTTTGCGTGGATGTTTGACCATAGTCCTTCATCCATATCACCAACAGAATCTAAACCTGCCGAAGCTTCCTTTATTGTTTTTATTAAATTTTCTTTAGAAAATGATGGGTTTTCATAACGTTCAACAATATTCATAATAATGTTATCCAACTCCCTACTTTCTGTAGTGGTGTCTGGTAATTTAGAAACGTCAGTACTACACATGGAATTAATATGAGCGTCAGAATTACCTTTTTTATCTTTTGCCGCATCTATAATTTTGTTTCCTGTTCCACAATCTTTATAACCACTTTCTCTACAAGACTTAACAAAACAATAAAAGTTTTTTTGAGACTTAGACACAGCCACTTCTAGAATTGATTTTTTAGTAAGGTTTTGTACGGATTCTATTCCCATACCTCTACTTCCTGGGTCACCACCATCTCCCATACCGTCTGGAGCTTGTTGTTGGGATGGTGTTTGTGTGTATTCACCTTTACTTGCGTCACCAGTGTCTATCTGTTCAGTATCTTCTTTCATATCATCCTCTAAACCGTAGAAATTTTTCTCGTATTTTTTAAATAAATCGTATTTACTTGAGTCTTCGGGTGTTGAGATTTCATCTAATCCAACGTCACCCTCTCCGTCAAATTGGCCGTATGAGTCCATCGGTCCTTGTGATTCGAAACCTCCAGCATCGGGGTTATTAAAAGAAGCTTCCGGTGAAGGTGCACCACCGTACATTATCTCCTCACCAATTTCTAACTCTTGACCATCCAAAAGACCTTGTTTCGTATCACCATTGTCCACTTGTTCCCATTCTGGGTTACCCATATTATCCACATCTTCCACTTCCTCTGATTCGTTGGAAATCTCTTGTTTTGATTTTTCACTTGCTGTCTCTATATCAGCATTTATTTTTGCTAAGTCCGCATTCGAACTTTCTAAATCCTCTAGAGCGTCGGCTTTTTCTCTGGTAAGGTCAGACATGGTATCTTCATGTAACTTACTAGAAAGTAATTTTATTTGTTTCTCACTAAACTTTAAAATAGTTTTTAAAGATAAGCCCGATTCCTGCAGGGCTTTTATATTTTCAATATTATTTAACTTCTTCATAGTCTTTATTATATTCTAAAACCAAATCTTTACTGTATAGTTTATCCTCAACCGAATTTATAGATTCACCAAAATGGAAAACTAACCTATCCTCTAAAGACTCTAAACTTTCCTCATCTAATTTCTCCCAGGCTAAAGATAGAATTCCGTCTATTATATCTTCCATTGAGAAGTAATCGGAATTTTTACCTAATTCTAACTCCATCCCACCTTTAAATGTTTTACCTACTTTTTTTATATATTTTAAATCTGGTGGTAATGGTTTTCCTGCTGCTGGTGCAGCCTCCCAATCCTCACCCCATAAGTCTATTTCTGTATCTGAAAAAATAAACTCATATATGTGATTCCCTCTAAAATCTGGTCCTAATTCATTAATAAAAATGAGTTTCATTACGAAATTATTTTTCCTCGTGGAGTAACACCGATTTTCATATCGTCTGTTTCAAACAATAAATCACCTTTTTTAGTTCTTCCTAAAAAATTTACATCGTATTTTTCCATTAATTTTTTTGACCCAACTTCTTGTTCGTACGATACGAAATATTTACTAGTTAATTTATTATTTTTAAGTCTTTTAGCTTTTTCTTTAATAAAGTTTTCCGCTATTAATTTATCCCTACGTTTTTCTTGTTTTGTTTCTTTAAAATATTTTTTAATTGTCTTACTTACTTTTTTTTCACTACCTTCAGCGAATATATCCATAAATTTCGACTTAAGTTCCACATCTTCTTCTTCTCCTGGAGCTTCGAAATCGTCCTCCATTGTTTCGTCTTCACCCATTACTTTTTTACTTGCCCATTCTCCAGCTGCAGTCCCAGCCGCTGTAACCGCTGCTGTTTTTAATGCTGGCATAATCCACTCATCGAGGTCCTCGTCTTCCATTGGTGGGATTTCTCCTGACTCCATATTTCCTTCACCCAAATCTAACTCTTCCGAGTCCACGTCAAAATCTAAATCTAAATCGTCATCACCCATTTCTTCGTCACCAGTAATCTCAACATCAAACTCACCTTCTTCCGTGTAGTCCATTTCATCGTCACTCTCTAACTTATCTTGTATGTCCTCTATATCTTCAGATGATAATTTACTAATATCCACAGCTGAAATTATAGAATTTAATACGTACTTAATTGTGTCGGAATCTATTTCTTCATCCACCTCTCTTAGTTTTTGACCTAACTTTCCAGTTAATTTTTGAATTGTCTTAATCGGTAGTGGACCACCTTCAACATCAATTTCACCACTAACCTCAACATCCTCTTCTTCACCACCTTCCTCAGTTTCGTCATCCATAGAAAAATCTAAATCGTCTTCTCCAGAGTCAACTGTTTCGTCATCCATAGAAAAATCTAAATCGTCCGTAGTTTCTTCTTCTGGAGCTTCTGGAGTTTTTAAAACAAAAGTTTCTTCTTGTTCACCATAAAGACTTAACCCTCGGTGATTGCCAGAAAGTTTATTTGACTCACTTATTACTAGGTTTAATCTTTTTAAAGCTGAACCATAAGATTTGAATCTATTGTTATTAGAATTTTCTAATCCCCCAATATATTCTAGAGAATCTACATTTTTTCCTTCTTTTATAATGTAAGTAGAATTTTCTCTTACTATACCATAAACTTTCTTATTTGTCGCACGGATACTATATTCTACATTAGTTTCATCGTTAGATTCAGTGTATCTACTGTAGTTCGCTATTTCCATTATTCTTTTTACCTTTTGGTCTACTGGTAATTTTTCACTTCCTATTGGTCTCATTTTGTTTTCTTTTAATTTTTTTTATTTAGTTGTTAAGTCCTGACATTCCTAATTTAACGTATCCTACTTGTTGTGCTCTAGTTCCGGCAGACATGGAAAATGCTCCATTGTTAACTCTAGGTGCATTTCTATCTGGGTGTCCACAGTTAAAACAGTAACAGTTTAAACAAGCTCCAGTACCCCATGAACCGACAGACTTTACATTATACGGTATTGACTCGGACGCTGGAACACCAAAGGACTGCCCATTTACTACTACGGTGACCGCGGCTGTTGTCGCGTTAGTTATTTGTGTACAGGTATACGCGGTAAATATTGTATTACCCCTTGCGTCGATTTCCGTCTTACAAAAGGTAGTGTCCGGTATCCTATTTCCTCCAAAATTATTTGACATAATTATATATTTTACTATAAATACTTTCTAATTGCAAAGATTCTTGCTATTTGTTAGTTCATACTTAAACTATCGTCTACTAGTTCATTTTTTAATTCGAATAGTCTCTTAATGTACCCACTTCTTCGTAAAAATTTAAAAGCTAAATTTTCATAAGAATACTCACCACCTTCTTCTAAACCACAACTTCTAAACTTCTTTAATTTCTTTTTAATCTTATCAATAACTTCTAGAGTCTCCTCGGCTGTTTGATTATATTGTCGACTATGAAGTTCGTCAATCATGTCCATCCAACCCTTTGCTTTTGATAGGATTTTACTAACATCTATTTCCGATTCTACATACTCAGGTTTTACCACCCATTCATTAAATAGGATTGAGAATATCCCACTAGCAAAGTGGGTCTCTTTTGAGTCTTGTGCATAGACCTCCACTTCAAAACCTCTTATTTCAATATTATGTGAGGCGTTCCATAAATTTTTCTTAGCGTTTAAAAAATTCTTAATTAATTTTTTGTTTTCATCTACGTCACTATAATCTAATATTATATGTAAATCTATATCTGAAAAACTAGACCAATTAAAATTAGAAATACTACCGGTCACCACAACATCTTCTATGTCACAGTCTCGGGTTACAATGTCACAATTTAAATTATCCAAATCAATGAAGTCTAGAAACTCATTTGTTATTTTTAATAGTTGTGTTCTTACCTCATCTTGCATAAAAAATTCACCAGAATCAGAATCAATTTCCCATATCTGGGGGGCTAATTCATCTTTCTGGTGAAATGTTGTTAATATATTATCCTTTATTCCCATATTAATAAATACTACGTAATAAAAGATAAGGTGAGTTAATTATTTAATCTCTCTATATCTGTATTTTTTAGATATTTCTTTATTAAAAAATTTTCCTTGACTTTCAGATAATCTCATTTTAGTGAACACCTGGTAAGGTACTTTGTCATAGACATAACTCCTACCTCCTTTAAATGTGACCCTTAGTGTTTTATCGTCCCTATTGTAGATAGATGAAAGGATATTACTCGAAACGTATTCATTTAATATTTTTTTACCATCTATTTTTTCAGTTTTTATTGCCATAATATTTTTATTTAAATGTATTCAGATTTATTAATAAATACATAGATATTAGAATTATTTTACTTCCTCGAATTCAACGTCTTCGTACCCCTCAGACTTTGTATCGTCTTCTGGTTCTGCATCTTCAGTTTTTTTATACATCTCTTCTGAAGTTAATTGCCATATTTCATTAAGTGAATTTAAATCCTCGTCTATTTTTTGTAAATCTTTATTTTTGTGGGATTCTTTTAATTTTTCTATAGCTTCGTTTATTTGAGTTACCTTGTCTTCACTAATTTTATCTCCGTATTCCTTAAGTTGTTTTTCTGTTTGGAATATCATACTGTCCGCTTCATTAAGTTTTTGAATTTCTTCCTTCTTTCTTTTATCTTCATCAGCGTTTAGTTCAGCTTCTTGTTTCATTCTTGATATTTCCTCGTCAGATAAACTACTACCAGACTCAATTTTAATGTTTTGTTGTTTACCCGTCCCTTTATCGACCGCTTTAACATCTATAATTCCGTTAGCGTCTATATCGAAAGTAACTTCAATTTGTGGTATTCCTCTTGGAGATGGTGGAATGTCAGATAAAAGAAATCTTCCTAGTGTTCTGTTGTCTGCCGCCATAGGTCGTTCTCCTTGTAATACATGGATATCGACAGATGGTTGATTATCAGCGGCTGTGGAAAATACTTGGGACTTTGATGTTGGGATTGTGGTGTTTGACTCTATTAGACTTGTCATTACCGCACCCATTGTTTCAATACCTAATGAAAGTGGTGTTACGTCTAATAATAAAATGTCATTTACGTCTCCGGCTAAAACCCCTCCTTGGATTGCTGCACCCATAGCTACTACTTCATCTGGGTTAACACCTTTAGAAGGTGCTTTACCGAAAAGTTTTTCAACAGCTTTTTGAACCGCTGGAATCCTAGTAGACCCTCCAACTAATAAAACTTCGTCAACCTCTTTTGCTTTTAATCCAGCATCTTTTAAAGCTTTTCTACAAGGACTTAAACTTCTCTTTATTAAGTCTTCCACCATAGATTCAAATTTAGCTCTAGTTAAGTTACGTACTAAATGTTTAGGTCCACTACTATCTGCAGTTATATAGGGTAAATTAATTTCTGTTGTGTTTGAGTTCGACAACTCTACTTTAGCTTTTTCAGCTCCTTCTCTTAATCTTTGTAATGCAACAGCATCTGTGGATAGGTCCATCCCATTCTCTTTTTTAAACTCCTCCAATAACCAGTCTATAATTGTTTCATCAAAATTATCACCACCTAGATGTGTATCACCATTTGTTGATTTAACTTCAAATACACCTTCACCAAGCTCTAAAATTGAAACGTCAAAAGTACCACCACCAAGGTCATAAACAGCAACTGTCATATCCTTATCTTTTTTATCCATACCGTAGGCTAATGCCGCTGCTGTTGGTTCGTTTATAATTCTAAGTACATTTAGTCCCGCTATTTCCCCAGCTTCTTTAGTTGCATTTCTTTGTGCGTCATTAAAATAAGCTGGTACAGTTATTACTGCGTCTGTTACTTTTTCACCTAAATAATCTTCCGCTGTTTTTTTTAAGTTTTGTAAAACCACAGCAGAAATTTCTTGTGGTACATAAGATTTATCGTCGACCTTTATAGTTACAATTCCCTTATTACCTTTTACTACATCGTAAGACATCTTTTTTGCTTCCTTACTTATTTCACTAAATTTACTACCTATAAATCTTTTTACTGAATATATTGTATTTTTAGGGTTGGTTACCGCTTGTCTTTTTGCTGGGTCACCAACTAGACGGTCACCGTCTTTAAACCCCACCACTGATGAGGTAGTTCTTTTTCCTTCTGAGTTCACCACAATTACTGGTGAATTTCCTTCAATTACAGAAACACACGAGTTTGTTGTTCCTAAATCAATTCCAATTACTTTTGTCATGTTTAATTAATTTTTTTTTTATTATTATTTTATTTGTTAATGAAATTACTTTCACTACTTTTATACTACAATTACCATACCAAAGGTAATAAAAAAGACTGTTAATGTCAACCTGTCAATAACACATGACATTTTGTCAGTTATTGATTTTAACGAAAAAATAATATAGATTTATACAAATAAAAAAATTAATATGAACACAGATGATAGTTATTCGTCCTTTAGTCACCCAGATGATGAGGGAAGTGGTAAACCACCACAAAAAAGAAAAGAAAGTGAAAATAGAACCTCAACCCCAATCCTAGATAATTTCTCTAGAGACTTAGTAGCTTTGGCTAGTGAAGGAAAATTAGACCCAGTTATTGGTAGGGAGGATGAGATATTGAGAATTGCTCAAATTCTAAGTAGGAGAAAGAAGAATAATCCGGTTTTAATTGGTGAGCCTGGGTGTGGTAAAACAGCTCTTGTTGAGGGTTTAGCTAGTAAGATATACAAAGGTGAATGTCCTATAAATCTAGCGGATAAAACTATATTGAGTTTAGATTTAACAAGTATGGTTGCAGGGACTAAATACCGGGGTCAGTTTGAGGAAAGAATGAAGGCTATTTTAGATGAGTTAAAAGACCATCCTGAAATTATAATCTTTATCGATGAGTTACACACCGTTGTTGGTACTGGTAATTCATCTGGGTCACTAGATGCTGCAAACATATTTAAACCTGCCTTAGCTAGAGGAGAGGTTCAATGTATTGGGGCTACCACTATAGACGAATATAGAGAACATATAGAAAAAGACGGTGCTTTAGAAAGGAGGTTCCAAAAGGTTAATGTGGAACCAACGTCACCAGCACAGACATTACAAATATTAAAACAGATAAAACAAAAATATGAGGACCACCACAAAGTATCCTACTCTGACGAATCCTTAGAATTGTGTGTTAGTTTAGCTGAAAGATATATAACTAATAGAGAATTCCCAGATAAAGCTATAGACATTCTTGACGAGGTAGGTGCTAGAGCACAAGTGGACATTAAGTTCCCTCCAGAGATAGAAAACTTAAAAGATGAATTACGTAAATTAAAAGAGAAAAAAATAAGTGTAGTTAAATCTCAGAAGTATGAAAAAGCTGCCGAATTAAGAGATAAAGAAATAGACCTTAAAGATAAACTCGACGATAAAAAGTTGGAGTGGGAGTTAAGTTTAGAGGAGAAGAGAAAACAGATTGTAGATGAAAATATTTACGCTGTGGTGTCTCAGATAACTAAAATACCATTAACTAAGTTAAACACTAACGAAAAAGCCGACTTACTAAAGATTGAGGATAAACTTAAGTTGTCGGTGATAGGTCAAGATACCGCTATAGAAAAAATTGCTAAATCTATAAGAAGAAATAGGACTGGGATACGAGCTCACAATAAACCTATTGGTACCTTTATGTTTCTGGGGTCTACCGGTATTGGTAAAACTCACCTATCAAAAGCTATAGCAAAAGAATTATTTGGTTCGGAGGACGCTCTAATTCGTGTAGATATGAGTGAATATAGTGAAAAATTTAACGCCTCTAGGTTGGTTGGTTCGCCTCCTGGGTATGTTGGTTACCAACAAGGTGGTCAACTAACAGAAGCTGTAAGAAATAAACCTTATAGTGTAGTTTTATTTGATGAGATTGAAAAATCACATAGGGATATTTTTGATTTAATGTTACAGATTTTTGATGAGGGACATCTAACCGATGGTCTAGGTAGGAAAGTTAATTTTAAAAATACTTTAATTATTATGACATCCAATGTGGGTTCTAGACAACTTCACGATTTTGGTAGGGGTTTAGGTTTTAAAACAGAATCAAAGGACCAACAAAGAGCTGAGGAGGAAAAACAAGTTATAAATAAAGCCTTAAAAAATAGATTTAGTCCAGAATTTTTAAATAGAGTAGATGAAACAGTTATATTTAATTCTTTAGATGAAGAACAAGTTTCTAAAATAGCTGAGATTGAGTTAAATAACTTATCTACTAGGTTAAAAGAGATTGGTTACAAATTTAAATTCACTAAGAGTGTTGTTAAATACATCTCTTCTGAGGGGTTTGATGAAAATTATGGAGCTAGGCCAATAAAAAGAACTATACAGAATAAAATAGAAGACTATCTGTCGGAAGAGGTACTAAAAGGTAATATTGTTAAAGATAAATCTTACACTTTAAGTTTCACCAAAAAAGGAGAATTATCACTAAAAAGTAGGTGATGATTATAAAACTTCTTCACTGCCTGCCCAAATAAATCTATGGTTTAATGGTGAGTCTCCTCCCTCTTCTAGTTTAATATTAATAACGTATTCTCCAACAGGAAGATAGTTTAAATCAAAACTTGTTTGGGCGTCCCTAATTGGGCCATCCGTCGGCACAACCTCTATTGTTTCACCCTTTTCGGTCATAAGGGATATCACGTATATCCCTTCAGCAACATTAATAAGGTAAGTTGTTATTAGTTGTCTTTCATCAACCTCTGTTCTTGTTATAGATACGTCACCTTTAAAATGTGGCACCGTAAATATGGGTCCAAGCATACAACTAGAAACCTGGATTATCTCGCAGGAATCTTTAGCTTTATACGCACATTGGTTGTACAATGGTGGAAT